CTTTTGGTAATATCTCTTTACATTGTATTCTATGTTTTGATTCGTCTCGCATATGTGGATCATAATTTCTAAAATCAAACTCTAATTCACCACCTTTGTATTCTGATCCATCTGTTAATTGACAGGTCATAGATAACTTTCTAATTCTGCCATGCTCTGGATGATTAGGATCTTTTCGATCATAAGGTCTATCCCAACTATCACAGTGCCAATCATAATATTGATTTAGCTTATATTTTGTGAATTGACAAGACTCACTTCTTTCCCAATCAAAGTTCCAACCTGCAGCTTTATTTGCTTCGTGCACATACGGGTGCAATTCTTTATATATCCAAGTATCGTTAAGCCATACCAGATCAGATTTTCTTTTACGCTGCATATTTTTAACCTCATCCTCTTTTAATTTTCTATCTCCATATCCGCCAGTTCTAGCCATAACTTCTTTTTGTTTATTAGCATAAGCTATAACATCATCACAGAATCTAGGTGTGAGCACACCACTGAAGTACCAATAGTAATTAGATATATTCATAGGTTATTGTCTGCACAAAATTTAAACTATCCTTTTGATTATTAGTTAAGTAGTACATATTAGTTGATGGAAACATTATAAATCTGTTATTAAAAAGTGGTATATCCCAATTTCTTCCTTTGCGTCTGTTATCTTCAAAATGTATTCTGACCATACAGTCTTTGACTTTTACACCATAGAGTAATGTATAATCTGGCGAGTTTCGTAGATCTACTGGATCTATATTTAATAAAGGAATTGTAGTCTCTTGAGGTTTATATATGTTACCCCACGTTTCTTTGTTAACTAAAGTAAATCCATACTCTAAATTTATATGATCTCTCATATAAGTATTTAACATATCGAATGTTCGTGAGAATGGAAAAGGTGAATCTGTAACCTGTGATTTTAAAATATCGTTTTGTAATTTATCTCGATCAATGTCCCAATCTTTAGGCATTGCCACATCACCGTAATATAATGCTATTTCAGATAATACTTTCTTTTGCATACCACATACCTTTTTAATTTAAGCTTTGCTGTCTGTCAAGTCCCAGGATTGGCCTTCTTCGTTCCAACTATAACTCCATTTATGAGTATCAGCTGTATTTTGTGATTCTTGTTCTGCTGTTAGTGCCGGAGCATCACCGATTGGTGATTTCCAAGAAGCTGATTCAAAATGTTTTACCCAAGATGCATATGGTTTTTTAGGCCAAAAGATATTATCATCTTCGTCCCAAGTATAACCTATACCTGCGTAGTTACCTCTTAAAGGTGTTCCACCTAATTTGTGTTGTCCGCCTTGTG